CTTGATTAACTTTTCTACGGTCGTACTTTAATTTTTTAACCATAGATTCATACCAAGAAGAAGTTGGCTTATAACCTTGTCCAATTAATACTTTAATATCCTGAAAGTTTCTTTCTTTAAATGGAATTGACGAATAATCTATTGATTCTACTTCAGGATATTCATCCCTATTTAAATAAAAGTGTATAACATCATTAACTTTAATTAATGACAAATCTTTAGCATATCTTGGGTCTTTGAACCATACCATCTCCGACACCTTGAACTCATTCATTTCCCTCAAAGCTTGGTCGTAGATTTCATAATATATCGGGTCAAATCCGTTTGGTGTGGATATAACAATTACTTTACCCCCTGTTGATAGGGAGGCCATACAAGCCGCCCAAAAATCTCCGTCAGCCTCAATATAAGCCGCCTCGTCAAATATTAATATTGTTGGGGTATATCCTCTTAATGCGTCCTTAGATGTTGCAACTGCTTTAACCTCACATCCGTTGTTAAGTTTGAAATGTCGTTGTGAGTTTTTCTCTGATGAGAATCCAATACCTGTCCAAGATGGCCATTGTTCTGTAAAACCTCTAACCTTGTTTGCCATTTCCACAGCAGTGTCAAGTTTGTTTGCAATAATCAAAATCTTTTCAGGTTTTGTTTTCTTTGCAAAGGCAAGTTTTTTTGATGCCCATGCCGCGGTTACAGTTGATACGCCGGCTTGACGGTATTTTAATGCAATATTTTCATTAAAGTTTTCATAATCTTCAATTAAAGATTGTTGGTCAGGGAATAGTTCAAGAGGAACATATTTTGACACAGTATTATCGTAGGTTTGTAGGTAGGTTTTTAGAGCGTAAGGTGTACTTTTCATACATTTACCATACTCCAATAAAACTTGTTCTCTTGTTAAAGACATATGACTTTTTTTTATAAATACAAAAAAACCCCCTTTTGGTGGAGGGGGTTTAAGAAAAACTTATTTTATCTTTTAAAGAGTGGATAAAAAGTCATCCATATCTTCTTGGTCTTTACCTGAGTTGTAATCATCATATTCTTTTTTCGCCTCTTGAGCCGCCCTCATTATTTCCATAAATCTTCTCTTAGCTTTATCATTTTCTTTTGGGTCTTCAGAGATTGCATCTCCGATTACTTCCAAAAATTCTTTAGCCGGAATTTTATAGAGTTCTCTTTTAAACCAAGGATTTAAAGTAGGGTTGTCAAACATTTCATCAGGAAGGACAAATTTTATTTGTTCAATAACTGCTGGACCAAGTCGTAATTGCATTGGTTCATTTGATAAAATATCAGTTTGACCCATAACATTTGCAGCTCTTTCAGGGTCCATCTCAGCAAACTGAGCTCTTGATGGGGCCTCCTCCAAACCTTTAATAATTTCGTGAAGAAGTATTGGGAAAATCATTCCACTTGCAACAATCTTTGTATCGGGAGAATCTTCATCTCCGCCTCCATCTTCATCCTCATCGGCATCCTCTAATTTCATTTTACCAGCAACTCCTGAACCTGTTTGACTCATCATTTCAATCATTTGTTCCATTGTAAAATAGAGTAAATCATTTGCCGCCATTACTTGTCTATAAAGTGTTGGAAGCTGAGGGTCAATATCTTCAATAGCCGACATAAATGAAGGTTTCAAAAATGAGTAGTGACCTTTTTTCGCCTCCCCTTGAATAATCAAATTAATGATATTTCTTTTATCAACTTCAGATTGAAATTGTTCCTCGTCAGTTTCAACATCAATATCAAAAGATTGTGGTATTTCAAATTTTGGTTTTTCTTTTGCTTTCATTTGAAAACCTTGCGTACTTGGGGGTCTTCCACCTAAAGTCAAATCATACTGATACCACTCTTTTGGTGTACCTGTTTCTTCTAAAGCAAGTTCGAGAGCCAAGTCAACCAATTCTTCATTATGTTCATTTTCAATTGACATAATTCTTTGAGTTAACATCATCATCTGACCCATAATTTGTCTTCTAACTTGGTCTGATGATAAATTTGGTTGGTCAAATGCGTCTCTAACTCTATCAACTACTTCTTTAAATCTTTTACCAGCCATTCTTTCCACATCGGCAGCACCTTTTCTAAATGCGGGATTTTTAGCATAAAGACTCTCGGGACTTCCAAGCTTTCTTTCCAAACTTGGGTCCATTCTTTCAGGATAATCTCCGTAATCAACTGGAGCCTCTTTAACTACTTTTTTAACAATTCTTGTTAAATCTTTTTCGGTTAATTTTATATTTTTCATCTTCCTTTTCCGATGAGTTTAGCAATTGCGTTTATAATTTCTTCTTTTTTCTGTTCAGCTTTAGCTGGTGCTGTTTTAATATCAGGATTTGGGTTTCTATTTGGTGAAGCTGGTCTTGTCTTTGGTTGTGCCGGAGTTGTTCTAACAGGTGTAGGTGCGGTTTTAGTATCCCCTTCCATAGTTTCACCTTTCATCATTGCTTTGGCAGGATGAGGAGCTTTACTTGGGTTTTTATTTGGGGAGGTAGGTTTTGTTTTTGGTTGAGTTGTAACTTTTTCTTTTTCTTTTGTCTTAGTTTCACCTTCCCCAATTTCCCCACCAATCATTGTACTTTTACCAATTGGTTTTTTCATCATCATCTTTTTTTCCTGAACAATTTGTATAAGTTCTTTTTTAGAAATTTTCGGAGCTAAATGATTCTCTACTATTTCTTCCATTTTAGATTCGATGATATATTCGTAAGGATTTTTACCTTCCTTGAGTTTTTTCTTAACTCCCATTACACAATCTTCATACTTCTTCTTGTTTTTCCTTCCGACTGAAGATGTGCAAACCGCCCATGGATTATATTTTTTCTTACTTTTCTTTTTTGATTCGGCTAACTCTTTATCCGATAACTCTTGTGGGTCCTTAACAGTTTTGGTATCAAATGGAACATCATTTTTTGTCTTTACTAAGGGTTTGTCATCTAGCTTTGATAATTTTTTCATATCTTTAACCTTCACATTTGTGAACACATCGTCAGGCATTAAAGTAGTTTTTGTCTCAATATCTTGAGTTGCTTCTTTAGTTTCTTTCTTTTTGTTAATTTTTTCAAAAAGAAGTTTAACTTCCGATTCAGTCATTAATGAAATGGTTTTTTTACTAAGTCCCATTTTAGCTAGTTCTTGGAGATTTTTTTTGTCCATGTTCAAATTCTTTATAAAATTCTAAAATTATGTCTTTTTCGTACAATTTGTTTTTAACAACTTCTTCGGTGTCCCCAAAGTGAAAAACAAGTCTATTATCTAAATCTTTATCTCTTTCCCAACCAAGAGCGACAACTTTGTCAACTCCATCCTTCATAGAAAAAAAATCGGAGTTTTGGATAAGTTCGAGGTCTATCCCCTCCCTGTTCAAAACTCCTACCTTTTTTATATATTCCATTTCAGGTGCCGTTGGGTTTCCATTTGCAGGTTCACTGTCCCAATCGTCACCCCAAATTTCTAAACTACTTGCAAATATAAATTCATAAATTTTATTTCCTTTATAATTTGCACCTAATCCGTTTACAAAAACTAAATAACTCATAATAGTTCACCTTGTGGTGACACTTTCAATTGTTTGTTGTTATGTTCAAAAACTAAATTACCTTTATTTGTCTTACCTACAAATTTCATTTGAGGGAAACTTTCAATAACACTTTCAGCAATTTGTTTTTGTTTTCTTGTTTCTGCAAGTTTCTCAATTTTGGATTTATCAATTTTTGATTTATGTTCCAAAAATAATTTCTTCTTGTTTGCCTTTTCTTTTGCTAATTTACGCTCATTTTCCGAAACTACAAAATATTTTGATAAAATGTTATCAACTTTTGATTCTCCAAAAACTCCACTCATTACTTTTTCCATGAATTTCTCACTCATTTCTTCTTCACTCATTTCACCTTTTGGTTCCTCTTCAGCCGGCAACTCGTCTTCAGCCGGCATTTCATCTTCCATTCCCATATCATCTGCCGGCATTTCGTCACCTGATGACTCCATTCCGTAATCGGATTCTTCCTCATCTCCTTCTAATTTAGAAATAATATCTTCTATATCTTCATCCTCTAAATTGTCAGCAAGAGCCGAAAGAATTGAATTAACAACATATTTTGCATCTTTTGATGTAATTTCTTCATCTTTTTCTTGGAAGTCTCTGATTTTCTGTGCGAGTTTTCCTGTTAATTTTTGAATAATTTTAAAACTAACTTCGCCTTCAGGAGCGTCAGGTCCCATATCTTCCATACCCATATCAGGCATTTCTTCTGATGGAATTTCTCCTTCAGGTTCTGATGGCATATCAAGGTCCATGTCATCAGATGGTGGAGCCGGTGACTCCTCAGGTGCTGGTGCCGGCATTTCTTCCTCAGGTGCCGGTGCCTCTTCTGTCGGAGCCGGGTTTGGGTTTTTCAAGAAATATTTCTTGTCTTCTGTAAACAAAGAAATACCTTCATTGATATTATGAACTCGATTGAGCTCCTTTGCCAATAGATTTAGTTTTTTTAATGCCTCGGCATATGAATTATAGTAAGTTCTATTCTTCATAGGCTCAATGTAGTCCAAAGTAGACTCATTAAGTCCTTTTTTAATAATGTAACCTTGCTTCTCTTTAGAGATATAATATACGTTACCATCAACAAGTTTAGTATTATACTCAACACGAGTGTCTTCATTTATAGGGGTAGGAATTGCCTCTTTATATTTAGCAATTTGTAACATTCTGTTAATCTGTTCCTGTCCCTTTAATTTTTCACTACCTATTGGCTTAAGTTTACTCATCTTTTGTTTTTTATTAGTTGTTTAATCCATTAAGACCGCCTAAAGTCACTGCTTGTAATTGTACAATAGTATCCGCAGTATTAGTTATACTTCCATAAATTGGGTGTGGTTGTGATGTTGACGTACAAGCAGCACAATTAGTACCTCCTGTGGTATTATTAATTATCAAATACGTGTAAGTTCCTGAAGATAATACTGCCATGGCGATTTTTTCTTTATAAATATAGCAGTTTTCACCTTTTTTTAGAAATTGATAATATTAGTCTAAAGAAAGTTCTTTGTCGACCAACTGTTTTTCAAAATTAAAAAGTTTGTCCAAGTATCCGTTCCTTCTAAGATATTTAAAAGTTAGATTTTCATAGGAATATTCGCCACCTTCTTTCAATCCACCACTTCTGAATTTTTTGAGTTTGTCCTTTAGATTTTTAATATATTCTTTTGCAGATTCAATATCTTCGTCAGTAGCATTTTTAATTACTGTGTCAATTTTTGACATCCATTGATTAATTTTTCCTTTTAAAACTTCAGTGTCAATTTTCTTATCCTCTTTAACGGGTTTTTCAATCCACTCATCAAAAAGAACAGAATATACACCTGTTGAGAAATGAACCTCTGTAGAATTTTGAACGTAAAGTTCAACATCGTAACCAAAAATTTTGATGTTGAAATCAGAATTGAATATTGTTTTTTTAACTTTAAAAAGTTCTTGGTAAAGTTCCAATAAATCTTCATCAAATTGGGCAAAGTTTGCAACTATATGAAGGTCAATATCTGAAAACTCACTCCAATTAAAATTTGCTAGTGAACCTGTGAATATTATGTCCTCAACCAAAATTGGGACTGATAGAAAATCTATAAATTCTGTAGCAATTTCTAAAAGTTTTGCTCTAACATCTGGATTTAGTGTATCCTCGTCTTGCCAAACTTGAGAATTAAGATTATCTTTTGAAAAGAAACTTTTTATGATATTATTGTTACTCACAATAATAAATATTACAACTTTTTGTATTTGTAATTTTTGGAGATTTCAGTAGTGAAGTATTTTCCTTGGGACTCTGCTCCTCTGAACCTTGTATATACCTGATGAGGTACATCTTCATATTCATATTTAGTTCCGTTTTTAAACTCCACTACCAATTTTTTATTTGATGTGTCGTATTCTGTTTCAACAATGTTTGATGATTCAATTTTGTTGATAATTTTTGTTCCTGATATAGTTTCGCTAATTATTCCCATGATTTAATAATATAATAAAAACTTTCCGTGTCAATATTATTGAATTAATCCATTTCTTCATTTAAATTTCAAAAAAAGAAACTTATGACAGATTCAGCAGACGAAGGAAAAAAACCAAGACAACCAAAGAACAGTGAAAGTAATACACCTGTTTTGGATAACTTCTCAAGAGACTTAATTAAACTTGCCGAAGAGAACAAACTTGACCCAGTTGTTGGTCGAGAACAAGAAATTGTTAGAATTGCTCAAATTTTATCAAGAAGAAAGAAAAATAACCCAATTATTATTGGAGAACCTGGTTG